CACTTAACTAAATTAATTAAAGTTAGACAATTATTATCACATGATAAAATTGACCATACGATTAAATTAGCTGAAGATTTAATTGAAAACGATCATAAAGTTATTATTTTTAGTTGTTTTACACAAACAATCAATACAATTCATGAACACTTCGGTAAAACATCTGTGATTATTGATGGTTCCGTTTCAAAAGAAAAAAGAAATTTGGCTGTTGAAAAATTTCAAAACGATGAAAAAATTAAAGTATTTTGTGGTAATATTGTTGCAGCGGGCGTTGGTTTAACATTAACCGAAGGTAGTATTGTTATATTTAATGATTTGGACTGGACACCAGCAAATCACGCACAAGCTGAAGACCGTGCACATAGAATGGGTCAGGTTAATGATGTGCATATTATTTATCCTCTTTTTGATGAGACGTTGGATATTATGATGTTCGATACATTGCGTAAAAAAATGAAAATAATCAATCAGGTTATGGGTGACGAAATGTTAGAAGATGATTTATCTATGGGTAAAGAAGTGGTTGGTAGGTTAATGAAACATTAAAAAAGAATATTTTACATCGCGTCTTTGTGCACCGATATCACCCTCACCCTTAGGTGCCACCATAACGTTATATTGTAGAGGCATACCCACTGGTTTAGATAGTAATTCATCATATGTTAATATAGTATCCATATTAACATTATATTTATCAGCTATTCTTTTCTTTAGTGTACTCACACTGTCTTTATCTTTATAAATCATTTTACCATCCCCACCAACTAAAAATTTTGGATTCTTATCCGATGTTTTGACAAACAAATCACCAAATAATTCTTTTGGGATTGTGACTTCTTTCTTTTTATTTTCTATATCAACTACTTTATTAGTTTCTTTTCTATTAGCATCTGTTGAGAAATTAATCATAATATCATCATCACCCATATTAACAATATCACCCATCTTAGTATAGGCATATGATTTTATGTTATAACCCTCTGATTTTAATTCTTTGGTTATTTTTTTCGCAATTTGATAATATTTTTTAGTAAAGAAATCACCAGCGTCATTCCATCTAAATTGAACTTCTTTGTCTGGGTTTTTTAATGCCATAATTTCCAATTCACGTTTTAACAATTTCTCAAATCGATCAGGAAAATTCAATAATAGATTTAAAATCCTAGTTTGTTTTACGAATACATCGGGAAACATAACATAACTACCCTTTCTAGCATAACAAATGAGTGCGCACTCACCAGCGCCAGGGCACGTATTTACAAAATAAAATTCTTTATTATCGATATCATATACTAAACCACGTAATGCGGGTATCCCAATATTAACCGACAATGTATTATCCGTTTTAGATTTTTCCATTTTACTATTAATACTTAATATATCATTTGGCATGGTTGTTATTTTTTTAATGAAAGCGTTTACATCGATTTCACCTTCCTCATCAAACGGGATTGATTTAGTGTGTATATAGGGTTTATTTAACCCCAAAGATTCCCTATCACTTGGTTTTTTTTCGCTATTATCTATTACATTATTTAAATGATTTTTTAGTTCAGCTGTGTTTATACATTTTTTATACACATCGCTAAATTCATCATCCCAATCAATTTCATTTAAATTATCTTCATTTAACAACCCAAAATTAATTTTAATACGGCTTAATGTTTCTAACAAATTCATTTTTTTATTCATTTAACTAACTATTTATGTATAAATATTATCATTATGAGAATAAATCCAGAAGATAGACAAAAACTATTTAAGCAAGTTAGACATAGATTAGGTGCACCAATAAGAAAAATCCAGTTGGAAGATGAGCAAATGGAGAGTTTATTGGAAATAGCAACTGAGGATTATATCGAATATATCCAAAATTATATTATTGAACATCAATGGCCCTCATTAATTGGTTTAAATGTTAATGAAGGTGATTTAACTAGAGCCTTTGTTACACGTTCAAGTGATTTAGTAACACAATACACCTACTCATATTCAAAAATAGTCGGATTGGGTGCTGGTGAGGGTGATTATGTATTGAAAAAAGATTATGTTGAGTTAAAACAAAATGTTCAAATATACGAGGTACCAGCAAATAGAGAAATCAATGAGGTGTTATGGTTTACACCAGCAACAATAGACCAATCAGTAATCGATCCTTTCATTGGTGTATGGAGTAATACTTTTGGTGGTGAATATATTGGTTTGGGTAGTTACTATATCTTACCAGCATTTGATATTTTAATGAGAGCCACAGATAGGAATTTAAAAAACAGAATGGTTAAATCTGAGTTAATTTATAAAATAACAAACGCACCTGACGGTAAAAAATATATACACCTAATGAATACACCAGGAAGTAGTTTTGACTTTAGAGGTTCATTATTTAAACAAGGTAAGGTATGGTATTGGTATTATGATATTAATGGTGATAAAGATGATTGTCTTAAAAAAAATAAAGATATTATTAAATCACCCATGGATGTCCCTTTAGATAATATGTCCTTTGACGATTTAAATGAGCCATCAAAAGTTTGGGTTAGACGTTATTTTACCGCATTATGCAAAGAAACACTAGGTAGAGTAAGAGGTACTTTTGCTGGTAAGATACCAGTACCAGATGCACAAATGGAAATTGAATACCAATCACTATTATCTGAAGGTAAAGATGAAATGGTTACATTAAAAACAGAATTAAAAGAAATGTTAGCCAAATTAACACCCCTTGAAATGTTAAAAAGAGCATCTGAAGAAGCAACATATATCAATACAACATTAAAATTCAGAGCTTTCCAAAAACCAATAAAAGTTATATAATTATGGTATCGAAATATTCTAAAATAAATTTAAGTAGATATTGTAGTCTTCGTCAATTATCAACTAATGAATTGGAGGGTGTTTTACAAAATGGTGAAAGTACGTTATATGTGAGTGAAGATGATTGTTTATGTTTAATTAGTAAAAATAGTGATGTTACAACGATACAAAGACTATTAAACCAAATAAATAATGTAAAAATACCTGAATTTACAAGACCAAATTTTATTGACGAGTATATAGCTTACGCGTTATCCGCGGTGAAAAATGGAAGTGGTTACGATTTATCTTGGGCTAAAATACCAACAGCTTTAGAGTATAATTCAGAAATCTATAATATACCAGAACCAACACCGACTGGATCAACAAAATATAGATCAATTATTACAGATAACTTACAAAAAGTAAATTTAACCAATCAATCGGTAATTGACCAATTAAATAATTATGATTTAAATATTTTTTTAAATGAGGGGGATTCTACATTACATATTGAAAATAATGATTTGTGTTTAAGTGAAAAAACACCCACAGGTATAACAACAAATATTTTTAAAAACAATTCAATTAATAATTTAACACCATTAAATTTTCCACAAACACAATTAACTGGCAATGATGTATATTGTTTAAGTTCTAAAACAATAAGTGGTACAACTACTTTGGATTGGTTATTAGTTAATGCTAAATTAAATTATAATACTGGTAATACCATAACAGTAAATGAAATAATAGATATTGTTGATGTTGATAAAACAAAAATTAATTTAAGTGAACAAAGTATATTAAATCCCACTGGATTAACAAACAATGATATAATTGATATTATAAAAAAAAGAAATGATTATAATGAATTTATTTTACATAAAAATAATGATAATTTAATTTTATCAACAAAAAATTATGGGACTGATATTAGTGGTGAGTATTATACGATAAAAAATACAACATTATCTAATAATAATATATACGGTAAAGAAATACCTAATTTCGATCAAAGTACTGAAGAAGATTATATATTAGTTTTTTTATACACTGGTGATACTAGTAGTAACACAATTGATGATTGGGAATTATCATGGATACCCACAACACCAACATTATCATATCATATTGCTTTATTACAAGCAAGCGGTAATACAGTTTTTAATATTTATAAAAATGATAACCCAAACCCAGTTGTTAGTCATACGTTAACTGGCTTAACTTCAGCCTTTGGCAATGTAACAATTGGTACTGGTGATATATTTTACACTAAAATAATACCAGCAATTATTGATGATAATACCTTTAATACTGGT